GAAGACGTTAATCTTTTCAGTCATCGCCGGATCGTCTGCGAAGACCCCGTAAGCGAGCACAATTATCGGAGCGCTTAATATGATCAAGACAAATTCGTCTTTGTAGTCATTCTGTCGCGCTTCTAACAATTTGCCCTGGTAAGATTCCTCACCACGAGCTTGTCTCTCCGCATGTAAGACTTGTGCATCCGACATTGCTACTTTTGCTCTTTGTTTATTTGCGTAGATTTTAGCTCCTGCTTGTAGAGCCATCTTCGCTAATCCAAACCATGCCATAATTTACTCCTTCAAAAAGTAGGACATATGCGCGTCGCGCGCAATTTTTAGTACCACTTAACTTCTGATTTTTTATCTTTTAACATTCTACGTTGGCCACCAACTTTATTCACAGTTGGTATTCCTTCAGGAATTTTAATCTCAACTCCACCTTTTAAGTATCCGTCTTTATTGACGAACTGCTTTTGGTTGATGCCTTTGTAGAAAGGTTCTTTACCGTCTTTTGCCATAATGCCTCCTTAGCGTTTTGGTCCTTTTAGTGTTTTAACGTCCTTACGTTTCATATTAGCAATGTCCATTTTAACAACATCGGACATATGCTGTTTCGTTAAAGATGTGTCAGCTCGTAGTATAGCTAAATCCTCATTTTGTTCAAGCTTATCATCTTCAATTCCTTCTTTAGAAATTAACTTAGCATTTTCAATGTTTTTACGCTGTTCCATTTCTTGTTGTTTTCTCTCAGTATCCATTGCTTTTAAGTCAACTTCTCTAGATTTAATCTTTAATAACGGATCATGATCGAATTGGGAAGTAATAGTTTTCTCTTCCTTCATGAATTCTTCCATAAATTCTGCGATCAAGACCGCTTTTCTTGCTTCAATCTGCTGAGTCATTTGAACAATCTGTGGCTGTATCTGTTGTGCCATTTGTGGATTCTGATTAGCCATCTGCTGCATCTGCTGAATTTTTTTAATCTCTTCTTTAAATTCCATTTGAACTTGTTCTTGAGCCATTAAAGAAATGTGTTCTAGTATATTCTTTTCAATAGCAGCCATGACGGTAGGATTATTACGAACCATGTTTAAAGCCATAAAATGTAAGTGCGCACTCACGTGTGCTCTATGATCTTGCCCCATATAAGCCTGAAATGGTTTCATTGCTAAAGCATCAATGTGCTCTAACGCTGGATCAATTGGCTGTGGGGGTTTAGGAGGAGGTAACACTTTGTCAATGTCTTTCACTCCTAACGCTGAATACATGGAACGATAACATTCGTATAAGTTATGCAATTGTGGGTTAGACATAGCTAACTGAAGTTCAGTTTGAGCTATACTTATTCGTTGCGTCTGACTAAATATATTAGGATCAGCAACGGGAAGAATATCAACCCTATCGTCAAAATCTGCTGCTTTGATCGTTCTCTGCGCACCCACAACATCATAAGGATATTCTGGGGGTAGATACTGACCAAATATTTTTGCAAGTAATTTGAACTCATCTCTTAAAGACGCATACAATCTTTTGTGGATTGCACTCATGACTCTTGAGCCTCGTTCTAATAAAGCTACAGTCGTTCCAACTGCTGCTTGTTGATTTCCATCACCAACTTGTGTGTCAGCAATAGATGCAAATCTTTGTCCTGCCGCTACAACGGTTCCTAATAATTGGAACAAAACCGGTGAAGGTTCTTTGTAAGGCAGATTCATAAATGAATCTTTTAAATTTCCTCCAGGTGCATCTACGTCTCTCCATTCACCTGGTTGTAAAGGAGACGCATCATCTCTGATTCGAATCCCTCTCATTTTAAATCCGGCTGGTAAATTGGATAATGTACCAGCATCTAATAATTGGCGGAGAGCGACCGTTGCGGTACGACTCAATCCGCCAATCATGTGTATTAATCCGAAACCATAAAATCCTAGTCCAGGCAGAAATTTGAAGTGGACAAAATAATCGATTTTATTTTTGTTTGGATCGTTGGGCGCATAGTTCCTTCTAATAGAAAGAACTGAGCGGCTACCTGCATCGATGGTTACGATGTAAGGTAGTTTGATCCCAGTAGGTTCTCCGGTTTGTGGATTGATGTCTTCGAAGCCCTCTAGGTTCAAATTGGTATGACACTCATAAAGAGTGTAAATATCTTCAGGTTTAGTTTTCTTTTGACCTTCTAATTCTCTTTCCTTTTGTGTTAAAGGATCGTCAAACATTGTAGGGGTTCCCAGACTAATATCTCTGTAGAAACCAGCTACTTGTTGTTTTCTAATTTCATTGCCCGACATTTTAAGGACATGAATAACACATTCAGCATCTTCTAAATTAGTAGCAGAATAAGGAACGAGTAAATCATCCGCTTGTACAAATTCAGAAACCGCTTGTTGTTTGAGTGCATTATAATAAACTTTTTTAAAGGTTGAACCTGCCAGTGGTAAATAGAAAAGCATTTTATCGAAATCTTCATCGTAGCCATGCATTTGATCCATCAACATGTAGTTCATGTAATTCTTAACTCGTTTTGCTTGTTGATCTTTTTGTGGTGTAGGAACACCTAAGACTTGAGTTCTTACCGGTCCCTCAGCTGGTAATAATTCTTTATAAGCTTGCGCTTGAAATTGCGTAACCGCTTCAGCTAATACAGGATGCGTGGCACCTGATGCTCCATCGAAAGGTTGCGTTCTATTATAATATTTAAATCCTAATAAATCTAAACCTTCTACATAAGTTGTCTCCCATTCCTTACGAGACATTTTATAATCCATATGTTTTTCAAAAAGATCAGAACCTAAAGGTCCTAAAACATTCGCAGGTAAAAGTTCGGCTAAGTTTGCAAAGTGATCATTAGGATCTTGGGGATTAATTTGAGACGGATCAAAATTAACCTCAACACCACCATCTGCTAATTCAGTGACTGCTGGGTTATCTGAAAGTTTTTCCACCCCTTCTACTTCAACGTCAATATCTTCCGCTACACGGTTCTGTCCTGGATCCGCATCTAGCTTTTCAATATTAGGTAAAGCTTTTTCTATGGGTGTATATTTTTTATCTTCTGGTAATTCTGCCATTTTTTCAATCCGTTTGTTTTATAACACCATACTTCTTTAAAGGCAATCCTTGTGGTAAGGGTCCTCTTAAAGGAGGTATAGTTTTCGTTAATCGTTTAGGCTTAAATATAGTATCATAATTCTTCTTATATTGAGCAGTAGATACCCTACTAATACCATCCCATTTTCTGCCATTTTCTCTTTTAGTAGTCATCTAATCCTTCGTCTCTTGCTTGATCAATTGCAGACTGTGCTCTTCCTTCCGCCCAATCAACTTGTTGTTCTCCCTTAGTTAAGCCTTTAATTTCTTTGCCTGTCGCAAACTCTTCCATGCTACGACCATTGCCGCCTAGAATATCGTCTATTGTACCATGAGTCACAATATCCCAATCATAATCGTCAGGGCCTACCATATAAGGAGCTTCATCTACCACTTGAAACTCTCCATTAAAGTAAGTAGGTTTTTGTCCAGGTTCTATTTCCAACCAACGCGGGCCTTCATAACTGACTGACCAATTTCCGTCATATTCATTTTTTCCCGTTATAGTGTAATCATCACCGCTTTTGGTAATTTCCATTCCTGGTAAAAAATCATCGGTGCCTTTAAACGTAGAGATCCCATCTCCTTCATAAATAAGTTTAGGTTGAATCTTTTGAATAAAGAGTGGAAACCATTCAGGCATCTGACTGGTTCCTTTAACCATTGGAATTAATCCATCAGTTCCTTTAACAACTTTTCCCACATTAAAAACTTTATCTAAACCCATAGCTTTCATCGCACCAAACAATCCCATCGTACCCGTCAGCGTTATAAAGTCTCTTCGACTTTGTCCCGTGGAATTTAAATGATTTTCAATGTTTTTACTTAAAGCCATTATTTGATCTGGAGTCTTAGCGGTCTTCTCCATAAATTTAGAAAACAATTGTGCTCCCTTGAGATAACCTAAAGGCATTGCTACATCGGCTCCGAGTTCCAATAAATTTCCAACCACTAGTGGAGCATCAGAAGAACCTCTTTTTTTCATATTACCTGTTTGTTCATCGATTAATGATTTAAGTCCTACCATCTCCCCCCATTGTGGACCCCATGTGGGCATAATATTTTCTAAAGCTTGCTTGAATGGTTCTTTAACCGATCCTCGTTTGGCTCCGGGCAAGAAAGCTCCTGATTGAATTAAATCACTAATCAATTGACTTCCTACAAAAGGAAGTTTAGCGGAAATCTCAATAGCATTTAATCCTCCTTGTAAAAGACGTGGAGGATAAGAAAATAATATATTTCTAATATCCACTGCATCTCCAGCTCTGCCCCATTTATCTTTAATAGCAAAACCTTCTTTATTCTTAACACTACCTAGAGTGTCCTCGTAACGAGAGTCCCCTAGAACATAATCCTTTGGATCACTAAGTCCCATTTTCTTTTTTACAGGAGACATACGTGTTCCTTCACGGTACTCGACTCGTGGTACTACACCACCTTGAGCAAATCCCATTTTAATAAGAGGCACACCTTCAGGACCATCAAGAGCAAGATCTAAAAATTTAAGATATTTCTCCCATTGAATCGATTTTCCAGTTTTACTATTAAACATACCTTTAGGAGATTCTTCTGCTCCAAAGAAATTATTTTTCTTCCCTAACTTATCCAAGAGTTCTTCTGAAACACCATCTATTCTAATTCTTAACCCTCTTTGTCTTAACCATTTTTCTAAGCCTTGAATTTTTCTAATTTGGGTTGGATTATTTTTAATGTAACCTTCAACTGAATTAAGAAAATTATTTACTTTACTAGTTGTTAAACCTCTATTTACTAATGTTTGAACATTAAATTGTTCAGTAGATTTTTTAACATTATGATTCACCGAGAAAAACTTTTTAAGATCTTCTCTTAATTGTTCATCTTCACGTTCAACCTGCTTTGGTACTCCGTCTATAAGTTTCCATTGCAGCTCTTTAATGAGTTGAGGTTTATTTTTCTTAACACTTTTAAGACTACGATTTCCTATATCTTGATTAGCATCATATACCCAATTATCTTGAATTTTTACATTTTCCAGTTCAGACGGACTTAACTTTTTGTTAGCATCATCAATCCACTTCTGCACTCTTTGACCATAAATACTTCGATCTACAAGAGGTGGTTCTTGCACCTCCCAGTCAGGAGAAGCTCGAAGAACTCGAATGGCTTTTTCAACCATTCTCAAATTAGTATTATAAAGTTTTGCAAGTTCTTCATTAGACAAAGCTGTCTTACCTATTTTTCTTCGCGTACCATGAGTTGCTTTTTTAATTAAATTATCTTTGAAGAATTTTTTAGCATCATAGGTTTTACCATCATAAGTAATCGTCTTAGGATAAAAGACTTCAGGATTATCTTTAAAAGGTCCTGCTTCGGAAACCGCTAATCTATTTTCCTTGACGGCTCTTTCTTTTGCATAATCTCTCATCTTCGTTCGATACTCATCACTGGCTTTAGTATCAATAACTTTTTGTTTAGTAATATCTCTAAATTTATACTCAGGTAAAATTTCAATCTCCCCTTCTTCAATAAGCTTTGATAGACCTGAAATATTAGGAAAAAATCTATGAAGCTCCGTATAAGCGGGCAAACGATTATATTGTTTTTTAAATGTTTCAGTTACTTCTTTAATTAAATCAATCTTTTCATAATCTGGAACTGGACTCATTGTTTTTTTACCAGGTTTAGTTTTTGATTTTCTAAAATTCTCAATCAGTTCGGATATAGCTACATCCTCAACTACTTCCCCTACTGGATCAGGATCTGTTGGTGGTTCTGGCTCTTCTGGTTTAAAACTTGGTTTCCAATCCGTTTGAGTAACTTCTTGAACTCTTTCAACTTCTTCCTTAGGTTTATCTTTGAATACTTCCGATGGCGCTAATTCACCAGCACCTGATAAAAGATTAGAGAGCATGGTATTAAATGTAGTTGGATTCTCTTGTGCCATTTTAGTAGCAGCGGCAGCTGAAATTCCCATGGTCCCCAATAATCTCAAAGCCGTTTGAGAAATGAAAGGAACAGCTAGGCCTGCAGCATGCTTCTGCCTT